TCAGAACACTTAAGGTCGTTTCGGGTTGCCCAGCCGCTGAAATCACAAGCCTCAACCGAAAAAGGTCTACTCATTTTGAATTTCCTCCTTACTTTTTCGATTTTTGCTTAGAGATTTTGTCGTCCAAATCACTTGCTGATCCTTCAACTGAATCAACTTCGGCAATGGGCATTTCTTCCGACTGCTGATCGGAACCGGATGGCGCACTCAGATTCTTATTTCTGAGTTCATCGGCTCTCGGGTCCTCAGAGGGTTTCATACCAACTACCTGACGAATTTCATTCGAAGTCATGATTTCATTTCTCGTAAACTTGTCAGCAATTTCAGCAATATCATTGACAGGAACCAGTTTGAACGGGTCTCTGAAGAATGAAATTGACTGGTGTTGTGATCGGGCAGTTTTGGTCAGAAACTTTCGTTTCATCTCATCAACAATAGCGGAAATGATCGGCTCGATTGTCCGGTTGTTATAGTTCAGCATTGTCTTCTCGTCCGCTGTTCCATCCAAAATGCTCTGAGTGATTCCCAACTGGCTGTATAGCATACTCGTCAAGTATTCAATCTGGGACATCAGGTTGTTGTTCACGGAACGATTCAACTGTGTGATATGCTCAGTACCATCAGTATAAGCAATACCATACTTCGAACCTGACAACTGGTTTTCTATATCTTTACGCCGATTTTCGGCCTGTTGACGCCTTGCTTCTGTCTTGATGACATAGGGGAGCTGAATAATCAAATCGAGTTTTCCAGATCCGCTTTGCTCATCAATGACATCAAGTAGGTTAAGTTTACGAATGAGCCGCTGCATAGTTGAGTTCGGCTCATTGATAACTGCGTACAGTGGATTTTCAATGATAGCCACTGCACTTTTCGGCACCACAATATCTTCTTTTCTGCCCGTTTGTTCATTGTACACACGAGCACGAATATACTGAGGATACCAGTCTAAAATCTGTCCGACACGCAGAGACTGTATATCATACGAACCGGACACATTTGGATCAGTCGTGGTGTCGACCGGAACAATAGCCACACTTCCTTCATCAAACATAGAGATAACTACATCCTGAACGAACGACCGTGCCGTCTGATCGACATTCGCTTCCAAAGTGAGGCAATTATTCAATCCGTCATCGATGACCGAAAGAAAACGCCCATTTTCATCCAACCGAACATGCTGAACATTCAGGGCCGCAACATCAAGCGCAATTCGGTTATAAACCGATGTGACGATTGATCTTTCATTGCCTCTGGACATTCTTGGTCTGTCAGCTCGATATGAATAGCTCATACCCAAATCCCGGTAGTTCATTTGAACATTGCCGGTAAACGCATTCCAAGCATGTTTCAATCTGGAACCAAAAGACATCTCCATTTTGAATCATCACCTCCTTAAACCATATCAACATTTTTCTTCTTATAGGCAACTCGACCGGAAGCCCAGATACCGTTCTTCAGCTGCTGCATATCATAGCCTCTGTCAGCCAGAGCCATATGCACGCCAACTTCTCCTCGTTTTGCAACGAATTGAACGACACGCCCCGAAGGTGCGGTAACATTTTTAACGGACTCATTCATCAGCTCAGCCATTTTCCGATTATAGGAATTGATAGCCGAAGAACTGATTTTACCTTTCGATGTCACGGAAGAAGGATTTTTTAATAGCTGATCGGCGTACTGATTGAGTTCTTTGGAAACATCTTTGCGGGCTTTGGATACAATTTTGTCGTGGTTTTTATGAGCCCACTTTGCGTCTTTCTTTTCCAAACGCTTTTGACCTGCGGCGGTCAAAGTTCCGTCTTTGTTCTGGAAACGGCGAACGCCCCATTTCTGACCGAGAATACCATGATGATACATCTCATCCAACTTGACCACCTCCTTATTCAAATGCGTCTCGATTGAGTTTATAAGCAATGTAAGCGTCCATCATTGCCGCAACAGCATCGATTTTCTGCTCGTATCGCTTCTTCAAAAGTTTACGGTTTCCATTTGTATCTTCAAGGGTAATACAGTTACCCATAGCGAAGGTCATAAGGTCCTCATCGAAGATAAGCATTTTTTCTTCAGAAAGCTTTTTCAGTTCTCCAAGTGGAACCGACTCAGTTTTAGCGCCTTGGATAACTTTCTCAATTCCAAACGGACCGTTTTCAGATTCCCATCTCGCTACAAATTCTTTTGCGTTATAAGGGTCGAACCCAAGACATCGAACATCGTATCCGCACTCCTGAATATGGTTGTCCAAATCTTCATAGACATCCATCATGTTAAGTACAGCACCCTCTAACACAATTAAACTGCCCTCCGCCATGAATTGATCGTATTTGATCCGCATAGCAGCAGGCAGCTTCATTAAAGTTGTAGAGGTAATATAGTTTCGTGTCTTGATGCCAAAAGAACCGTTTGGCAGAGGGAACAAGAATGTAAATGCGCAGAAGTCATCGCCCTGCGATAAGTCTGCACCAAGGGAACAAGGCATCTGCCAGTAGTCCCTCTTTCGATGCGGAAGAGTTTCTTCGTAAGTGAAGTAATAGGTGTAACCCTCCATAGGCAGTCCAAATCTCTTCGCAAGAATATCGTTTCGGGCAGCTGGAGCTTTTTCAGCTCTTTCAACATCAAGCTGATAAGTTTCATAGCTTACGGTTTTTCCAAGATTCGGATTAGCCTTGAGCCACATTTCCGGGTCTCCAACTTCGTCAATGGAGTCAAGCTTGTACCACCAAATCGAAACGTGGGGATTGATGTAGTCACCCTTAAGGATGTCCATCAACTCCATTTTGATGGTGTCGCCGCTTCCGTTACGAACCGTACCTTCCGAACTGATTGCAACGATGATGTAGTCATTCACCTTGGATGCACCCTGCTCAATTGCACCGATAACGTCTTCTCGAATGTCACCGGAAAGCCACTCATCAACGGTCGCAACCTTGATCTGTAGACCCTGAAGTTTATTGATGCTCATTGGTCTGACCTCAAGAAGAGAACCAGTAAGGAAGTTTTCAACGCCCTTTTTTGTAGAGGCTAACTTTGTTCGATTCGCTTTGGAACCAGTTGTGTTTTGCAAAGAGCCTTCTGTCAAGAACTGAAACAGCGGTCCTCTCGAACGAGTGATAGCGGTGCGAAGAGGGGACATGACCTCCTCCGCTTGCTTCATTGTAGGGGCGGTGGTGATCTGATGAGTAGTAGAGGTATCAACATTCAGAAAGTAACCCTGCAAGGTTGAGCCGTACATTGATTTAGCGGCGCCTCGTGCGACGATCAAATACTGTTTGTTAATCAGCCGTTTCTTTACATTCTTGCGAACATAGTGCCCACCGTGACCATCTGGATTCGGTTGATACACGCTTCGCTCAACAAAATAGTACCAACCAAAGATCTGTTCACCCCAAAGTTTGAAGCTATCCAAAAGACTAAGGTCAGAGCCATCCGTCAAAGTAAGCTCTGATTCGCAATAAGCGATCCAACCCTCAACAGCTTGGTCGTCGTAGTACACACCCGGATTAGCGATGAGATCATCAATACGGTTCATTTCCATAGAGATCTCTTTACAAACCGGAATCTCCCCTCGAATCACGGCATCACGAAACATGCCATAATACTTGGGAACGGCAGTGTTTGATAATGCCATAAGTACCTCCTTAGCCAGCTTTCTTAGCCATACCGTTTACAATTTCTTTGATCTTGCCGTAGTTATTGTAAATGGTTAAGGCGGTCGAAGTAGCGGTTGCAATTGTTCCGGCAACTTTCAGAGTTTTTGATACATATTCCTTTCCACGATTCACATCAGTCGAAGACAATTGACTGTACTGTTTCTCCATCTGAAGACGATTCAGTCGGTTACGAAGCTCTGCGTCACTCATAGACTTAACGCTCTTACTGTTATGAGCTTTAGCATAGTCCTCATGAGCAGGAGCATCAGAGTTAGAAGAACTTTCTCTTTTCTTTCCGGCCGCGGTACGAGTGCCATCTTTATTCTGATAGCGCCGGACCCCCCATTTCTGACCGAGAATACCGTGATGAGCAAGTGTTGTATTATCCATTTTGAAATCCTCCTCTCGTTTTTAATCAGAGTCGACTGTCACATTGATTCGCCATTCAAGCTCGCTGATCTGTCGGTTAATTGCTTCCATCACTGCCGAACTCAACGGCGGGTCGAATGCCAGTCTTACCTTCAGGTAAATAAAAGTTTTTGCAAATTCAAGACGAGGATCATCGTACAGGAATTCAGACCAGGTCTTACTTGCATCTTCGATACGGAATCCTTCTTCAGGACCAACACCGAGCTGCGTCAAGACTGAGAATGCCGAATTGATGTACATGACGATGTCCGGGTCAAAGTGCTCATACTCTTCAGCAATTCCGAGCAGCTTTTTAATCGATGTCAGTATACTGTCCATATCGTTTTCTCCTTACTGCCTGACGGCTACAAATTTCTTCATGCAGAATCCTTCGATACCGGTAGCAGTACAGACAGCGTACCAATCATCATTGGAATCGCCCATGTCAATTTCCAATTCGTCAAGACAGGTCACAACCGTTACTACTCTGGAATCCTTAGTCGGCTTTTCACGAATGTTCAGCTTCAGGCAATCAGTAACAACACCGATCACATTTCGAGCAGCGTCTTCGCAAAACTCCGTTTCCTGTTCCTCGATGGCTTCAGTCGAATCATCAAGAATAGAATTTTCATAGATTTCCTTTGTCATTGGAATTTTCTCCTTTCATTATTTTCGCCAGGGGCATGTATCATTTTGTGTGCGCTGTACTGGAGGGAGAAGTAACAAACTCTCATCACCATAGTGAATAGCATTATGCGTATTCAACTTGGTGCATATTACATTCTCCGGATCGAAGACGCATGGACTCTGATTCAACAGGTCTTCATAAGTGATGGGGTTCAGATGATGAATCAATATTGAGCCAAAGATTTCATAACCCGGTACTCCGAGATCACAACCTTCATCACGAATGATAATTTCATCTCTGAATCTTAACCACTTGTCTGAATGATAGAACTCTTGGTTCAGCCAGCGCTTAAAACCGAAAGTCTCTTTCCCAACAGAGCCATCGAGTTTCAAATAACAAAACCGTTCTTCAAATGTCGGCAGTGTAATCAACTCTGAATAAGTTTTAATATTCATCGTCATCACCGCCTGCACCTGAATATCTCCTAAACGCTTCAAGAGCCTTGTTGTACAACTCTTTGGCTTCACTATTGGAATTTAGATTCTTGGTTTTCGCTTCGATAAGCTCTTTCTGCTTCTCCAGAATCTCCTTTTCGATTCGTTCCTTACTGGAACCAAGTTTCAAATAATGCGTTATGACCTGAGAAGAAGCAGTTCCGTCTCTGAGCTGCTTTTCAGCACATTGAACTGCCAAAGAAATCATTAAGTTCTCTTGCGCTTCGAGAGATGTCGGTGGTCTCAATGGGCTATTTGAGTCGGAAGAGCTTGCAGCTTTACCTTTGGGCATTAGCACTGCCTCCTCTCTTAAAAATTTGGTGCGGATAACAGGAGTTGAACCTGCACGGAGTTACCTCCAATAAATTCTGAGTCTATTGCGTCTGCCAGTTCCGCCATATCCGCATACTTGTGCTGCACTTTCTGTCCAAACTGATACTCTTTTAGGTGAGAATAGGTGCAGTATTTGAAAGAACTTACAGAGCTGAATTTCCACCAATCACCGAAAGGAGAAAAGAAACATGAAAGGAGATGTTCACACTTTATGGAAAATACTTCAACCCTGTAAGCTCGTTCAAATACTGCACCCGAGGGGGTAAGTCCCATTCCCAAAATATCCCTCCGGAGATTTTTTTAAGACCGCCGCGATGAGGTAGGGGGTGTGTTTTTGGAGACCCCCTACCCATGCCATTAAGCCCTGCGGCAGCAGTGCAGATCAAGTGGTTATTTGCTTGTATTGGCTTCAAGTTCAAATGTTTTCAGAAAAAAAACAAAAACTTTTTTCAAAGAGCATTAGACCTCAACCTATAGTTCAAGCCTTGTCTGCTTTTGTTGTCTTCGTTCTCTTAACTTTCTTGTAAATGTTCATGAAGTCGTAACGAATGATCTCGTCAATCGCTCTTTCAATCTCTTGATTGTTTTCTTCTTCAGAGAATAGATCAGAAGTGTGAGCAATTCGATCGAGATAAGCGCAAGTATTGTAACCCTTTTCCACATCAAACAGGAACCAATCGGAGAACTGTTCAAATGGATTGTAAGGGTTGTCAAATGTAGTAAGGGCACAAGAACCATTCATACCAGTCACTCCTTTCAATTCAAGTAATTAGACACTGTGCTCGTAGAAATACCAAGAGCTTCAGCAATTTCCGATGTACTGTAGCCAGAAGCATTCATTGAAGCAATCTTATTCTGCTTTGCAGTGCTGAGAGTTGTTGTTGCTCTCGGTGTTGCGCGCTGTCTAAGACTATCAATGTCCACATTGTCGATGATTTGGGTGAGCTTGTTCTCGCTAATAGCACCAGCTTGAATTGCTTCCCATTCACGGTCTGTAATCTTGATGGTTTCTCGCTTTGCGCCAACAGAGGCACGAGCCTGAGTAAGCGCCTGCTGGCTTGCTTTCTTGAGTTCGCCCTTTGTCATGTCTGGGTTATCCTGCTTTTTAGCAGCCACTACTGCATTAGCCATGGTCTGAGCCTGTCTTTCTCTGGGAGCATTCTTCAAAGCCACATTAAGTTTTGCATTCAGAGAGTCGACCTCAGCTTGATAGGTCTCTTTTGCAGTGGCAGAGTAGAGTACTTTTCCGGTGGATAGGATCTCAAGACGAGCCTGGTTGCCCAGGGCTTTCATCTTGTTAGCGTAGTTAGCATAAGCACGCTCCACGGGGGTATCAGCTTCAGATACCAGGGTATAGGCATCCTTTGCTTCAGCCATCTTAGTGCTGGGCTGAGTACGCTCTTTGACCTTGCCAGTTCGCTTATCAACGTAAACAGGGTCATCTACATCTTTCCATATGTATTCACCAGTTTTTTCGTCGATTTTTGGGCTACCTTGCCTCTTGATAATGGAAGTCTCAGACTTAGCACGGGAAATCAGAGTCGAAGCACCCTCATGGTATCTTCCATCCTCATCAACTGTACCCTGATACTTCTTTTTCAAAGAGCTGATGCCATTGTCGATCTCACTTTGCTTGTAATCCAGCTTGTGTTTTTCAGCATCGATAACTACCATGCTATGACGAACTGCTCTTGCAAGCTCATCCTGCGTAGCTCCCTTCAAAGTCATGTCGGTAATCAGATTAGAAATGACACCCATCTCTTTCTGTGTGTTCTTCATAGGCTTGAAAGTGCCAGCAGGTTTTCCGCCATACTCCAATTTTGGGTCAAATCCTTCAAGTCCCTTCAGAGGAGGAGTGGAAGTAATCTTGACCTTGCTTTTACCAGAGTTACAGGGGATGACCATGACAGTATCGCCATCAAAGTCAGCACCTGAAAGCCGTTCTGCAACCTTACTGTTAATACCGATGGCATCTTTAGGGGTGTTACCAAGGATTCGGCGAGCCTCTGCCTGCTTGTTATTCACTGTCAAGATAGGAATCTCAAAAGTTCCGCCATGCGGATAACGAACCAGAGCTACTGTTTCACCATTCTTATAATTCGGAGCATACACTTCATTGTCTTTCATCGAAGTAATGGGTAGAATCACCTGATATTTCTGACGAGGAAGAGCAGCTGCCTGAAGGTGCACAGCAGCAGAGTCACAATCATCTGCAAAGGATTTCAGTAATGATTTTTTGACCGTCGGATTTGTCAGCGAGCAGATTTCATCAAATTCAGCCATCTTATCAGATGCCGCCAAGTTCAGCTGTTTATTGACCAGACTCAAACTCTGCTTAGAAAGAAACTGGGAGGGGAGTTTATCCGCCCATTCACCCCAGTCGCCCTCTTCAGCACGCTTATTGATAAGGGAAAGCTGTCGTTTGCCATCAGCATCGATGTAATAGCTCTGCCCACCGGCTTTGATAAGTGAACCAAACGGATTGTCAGGGTCATCCTTGACCTTCTTCAGAACATCCGATGTCGGGGTGCCTTTTTTCTTATTGGTATTGAACATTACATCCACGCCATCAGGAAGATCATCAGAATAGACAGCCATTCCTTTCAAATATCTATTACCATCCACCAGAATGCGAACCTGAGCATAATGGGAATCACCAAGAGACAAGTCATCTACACCGCGACGAATTTCAATGACACCATCTTTCTGAATTCCGCCGTCTTCTGCATAACGGATTTTCAAGCGACTTGAATCCATGCTTTTGGGATAGACGAACTTATCGAAAGTCTCGCCGTCATCATGAGACACATAGTCTCTTACGGAATGAACATTCTCAAAATTATAAATCTCTTTATGCTCTGTTCCTGGAGGGCAGAGAACCTTGATGTTTGTTTGCTTACCCGGGTTTGTTACCTGAGGGACACCGCCGCCATAGATGGGATAGCCTTCCATTTCCAAAATATAAAGAGCCTGGTTCATTTTCTCTTTCGAAATACCAAGCTCTCTTTCGACTCCGGTTCCGACATCAATCATGCCTTTTTCCGAAATCTGTTTTTTCAGAAATTCAGCGGTCTGCTTTGCCTGATTCATACGAGCTTCGGAACTCTCATTCAAAAGCGAGCGAACCGAAGAATCATTGGCGAAACCCATCTTGTCAGCAATCTCATTCAGGCTGTAGCCCTTAGCACGAAGAGCCTTAGCCGTAGCGACATCAGCAGAACGGCGTTCATCCTTTGCAAGGCTCATCTGGGTACGAAATTGGGTTGTGCTCAGACCCATAGATTTTGCAATGGCTACTTCTCCTGTGTAGGTTTTTCCATCTTTATCGGTAAAGGTGAAATTAGACTTTTTCAGTTCTTCTACACGAGAGAGAAAATCGCCGCTGTGCTGATAAGGGTTATCACCCGAACCCCAAGGATAACGACCAGACCTTCTGGGCATACCGTAATGCATTAAAATATCATCCGTGAGACTCATGGTTTAACCCTCCTGTTCTCTGATTTTTCTAATAACCTTGTCGAAAGTAATAATCTTGTCCATGATTGGAACAATATCTTCGGCAGTAGGTGTGTGATACAGAATTTCGTTGTTCTGATACAGACGAAGTTCCATCTCGATTTCCGATGGTTTCACCTTGTATTCCAAACAAAAAAGAGCAGCGTATATTTCAAGCTGCTCCATGTGCGCCGGCACGACACCGGTCTTCAAATCATGAATACGAAGAGTGCCATTCCGGAACACAATCGTATCGGCGGTGCCAAAGCAATTTTCTGAATAGAACAGAATCTGTTCAGGCACCATACGAAAACTAATTGCGTCATTGACATACATGTTCAATGTTTTCTGTGACTTGGGGAGTTTTTGCCCCAAAGTGATACATTGACATGCAAAGTCATGTAGAACGGTTCCTCGCTGTGTGGCCAAAAACTTTGAATAAGCATCGGCTACTTTTGTTTCATCATAGTTAATCCAATGATACTTGCTGGCACCAAGAAAAGCGTGTTGCCCTTCAAGATTGGAATGATTGTTGAAGATCATGCAGCACTTCCTCCTTGTTCTCGGGGCAAATAAATCTGGAAAAAGACATCTCGTCCATCTTGCCCACATAATATTCTTGGTTCGGTTGCTTTTTTGCGCCAGCGTGTTGTTTACATTCCAGAGCAGCCCATTTGTCATTGAACAGAATAAGCAGATCAGGAATGCCCTGTAAATATCCAGAGTCGCTTTTCATCACGATGCAACCCGGAAAAAGCTTCTTAAGCTCCTTAATGAGCTTCGATTGAAATTGACTTTCGAGCATTGGCAAATGAGCCTCCTTTCATGTAGTTTTTCAAAACTGAAAAGAGAATGTCTATTCTTAAAAATAGCTTTTTTACTCCTCTCTTCATAAAAGGGAATGTATTTTTCGCGCGGCGGAAAAAGACATAAAAAAAGACCGAGACACCGTTTAAGCATCTCGGTCAAATATAAAGTTGTTTGTTATCGAGCTTCTACACTTACTGGATCAAGTTCAAAGAGACCGGTATCAGAATTGTAGCTCCGCACTTTAGCCTGTATTCTTACATTGCTGCCAACTTTGATATAATCAGCAAGCGTAAGTCCGTCTCCTAAATCATATACCCCAACATCCTTAAACTTAAAAGTTGGACCAGGGTTTGCAGTATTTTCATCCACATAGTCTCCCGCACTGATTAGCAAATCATATCGGGTGTCGTAATTATCGTGGTTTGTAAGATAGGTAATACAGCCATCAAACTCAATAACCTGATTCTTATGAGCCTCTACAAAATAGGCATACGATTGATCCATATCTGCTTTAAGAGAAAGCATTGCTGCCAATTCTGGAGAATTATCTACTGTCAAAATATCAACAGCAGGCTCTTCACTTGAAACGGATTCGCTATCTGTTTTAGAAGTTTCTTTTTCCGGGAATGTGTGATATGTGATTATGACCTCGACATCAGCCGGATACCAAGCATCAGCAGAGTATCCAGTATCGCCATCCACGGAAACAGATTCGACCTCACCGTCTTTTGTAAGCCAACCAGTAACAAGGTCGTCAAGTTTTTCAAGTTTGATGTTTGTGAAGCCACTACTTTCAAATTCGTCAACTACTTTTTGATAATCCTTGCCTTTTTGAATACTGGAACCCGATGGAGTTTTAGCTTCTCCTTCATGCCCCTCTGAACTGCAACCTGCAATCGTAAATATCATGACAATCGCCATGCACGCTGCCAAGAACTTTCTCATCTCATTATCCCATCCTTTCCGAGGGCATTAAAAAAGTGCGCCCCTACAACGAGAGACGCACTGAAAAAGTGTCAACCCTCATTGTTGCCACACAATCTCAATCAAGCCGTAAAGGGACAAATGAAATGAGTAAAGAGAGAAAACACTTTTTACCAAAGCAGTTTTCCCTAAACGACTTGAACATATTAGATTGTGTGGCGCTTATAGTATAGCACAGTCTGAAAGAAAAAGAAAGAACTTTCGGTAAAAAGTCTTGACATTTCCATCGACTTGTGCTATGCATTTCGGCTTCTGGTCAAATGCCCACTTTACTCGCCCTATTTATATATTTATTAAAACTTTTTATCGCAATTAAATAAGAAATAAAAGTGGGAAAGTGGGCTTTTTTCGCAAGAAAATTTTCAAATCGGCGCAAATCGGCCATTTTGGGGCAAAAAACGCCTAAAAAGTGCCATTTTCAGAAAATGCCTCCGAATTTTTCTGCCCACTTTTGGTTTTCAAAACCGGGCTTTTGCCCACTTTTTCTGGGCTTTTTTCAAGAAAATTGTCCGTACACGCTCAAAAATTTTTTCAAAAGTGGGCTTTTGCCCGAATCCGCCAAACAAAACCGGGCTAAAATTCACACAATTTTCAAGTATGTACGGACTTATTTCTCTTATCTCCAAACCCGTCCGTTCCGTTTATCAACCAGAATAATCCGACCTTCGATCTCGAAGTCGGCCAACTCACACAAGTAAAACAGTGTATGCAGCAGCCTATGAAATCTTTCGTCTTCTTCACGCTCAATGTTCTTGAGGGCTTCGTAAGCGGTCGGGTCAGAATATCCTTCGGCATTTCGTCGAGGATTAGTAGTGTTCGCCATGATGCAGGTACTCCTTTCTTCTAAGTTTGTTTCAAGATTGCTACGCCTTCTTTCAAGCTTTCCGGAATATCAATTACTCGCTGGTTACGGCTTCCTCTGAAATCAAGCTCCAACGATTTTTCAGCCTGTACGAACGGGCCGTCAACGAGTACATCAATATGTTTAAGAAGCTCGATGCCTTGCCCATACAAATCTTCAAAAAGATAACCAGTGTAGCACCAAACGCTAAGCCCCATTTCATGAGCTTTTTCAGCGATCAGAGCACACTGGCAAATCTGACAGAAGGGTTCGCCTCCGGAAATGGTGATGCCGTCTATCCAATTTTTTCTTTTTGAAATATCATCGAGTATATCTTCGATCGACACGAGTTTTCCGCCACCGAAAGGGTGAGTTTGAGGATTGTGGCAGCCGGGGCAATGATGTGGACAACCTTGAGTGAATATCACATACCGGATTCCTTCCCCGTCAACAATAGACTCCGATTCAATCCCCGAAATTCGAATCAACTTCATGCTTGACACGATCTCGCTCCTCCGCACGCTTAGCGTCATTCCACTTATCAAGAGTTCCGACCAAATATCCAGTGATACGACGAATGCGTTCGAACGGAACTCCATCGGCTTCGCTCCGTCCGCAGCAGGGGCATGTATCATTGATAATTCCGTTATAACCGCAGACAGGATCTCGGTCTACAGGATGATTGATGCTTCCGTAACCGATGCCAGCTTCTTTCATGTGTCTTACAACACGCTCAAAAGCAGCCAGGTTTTTGGTCGGATCACCGTCCAGTTCTACATAGGAAATATGACCGGCATTGGTAAGAGCATGGTATGGAGCTTCAATGTCGATCTTCTTAAGAGCCGGGAGATGATAATAGACCGGAACATGAAAACTGTTAGTGTAGTAGTCACGATCGGTAACTCCCTTAATAATACCAAATTCTTTTCGGTCAGCTCTAAGTAAGCGTCCGGCTAAGCTTTCAGCAGGAGTAGCAAGACAGGTTACATTCATACCAAACTGCTTGCTTTTCTCATCACAATAGTTCCGAATATAACCGACAATGCGTAAGCCGAGTTCCTGGGATGCTTCATCTTCACCATGATGATGCCCTGTCAAAGCCACAAGACACTCTGCAAGCCCACAGAAACCGATAGAGAGGGTTCCGTGTTTCAATACCTCTCCAACTTCGTCATCCGGCCCAAGCTTGTCAGAGTCCATCCATACGCCTTCTCCCATGAGGAACGGAAAGTTTCTAACTACTCTTGACGCTTGAATCTCATATCGATCGAGAAGCTGCTGCATGGTTTTGTCGAGCATTCCGTCAAGCAGTTTGAAAAACTGAGGAATATCGCCATCGACCACAATAGCAAGCCTCGGAAGATTGATAGAAGTGAAACTCAGATTACCTCTGCCGGGAGCGATCTCACGAGACGGGTCATAAACATTACCCATTACACGAGTACGGCAGCCCATGTAGGCAACCTCCGTTTCAGGATGACCGGGCTTGTAATACTGGAGATTGAAAGGTGCGTCAATAAAAGCGAAGTTAGGAAACAGACGCTTTGCACTGACCTTCATCGCCAGTTTGAACAGGTCATAGTTTGGGTCATCGGGATTATAGTTGACTCCCTCTTTGACACGGAAAATCTGAATCGGGAAGATAGGTGTTTCGCCATGACCGAGTCCTGCTTCTGTAGCAAGTAGAAGCTGCTCAATAGCAAGACGCCCTTCCCAAGAAGTATCAGTGCCATAGTTAATAGAGCTGAATGGAACTTGAGCGCCGGCACGGGAATGCATGGTATTCAGATTATGAATGAACCCCTCCATAGCCTGATAAGTATCACGAGTAGTCTTTTCCATAGCATAGTCGAGAATCCATGCTTTGTCTTTTAGGTCATTGAGGCGTTCGCAAATTGCGTAACCCTCTTTCAGGTACTTTTGATAGGTATAACGGACACCATCGGCCATTGCGTAATCGAAGTCCACAACACTCTGTCCGCCATGCTGGTCATTTTGATTAGACTGAATGGCAATAGCAGCCAGAGCAGCATACGAGCCAATGCTTTTTGGAGCTCTCAGATGGCCGTGACCGGTATTGAATCCGTCCTTGAAAAGCTTTCGAAGCTCAATCTGCGTGCAGGTCGTCGTCCACGCATAGAAGTCAAGGTCGTGTATATGAATCCATCCATCGCGGTGAAGTTCTGCAATTGCAGGTTTAATCAAATACTCCAGATTGTACTCCTTGGCGGTGTTGGCACCATATTGCAGCATAGCCCCCATAGGGGAGTCACCGTTGATGTTGGCGTTATCTCGTTTCAAGTCACTATCTTTTGCCTGAAGAACGGTAATACTATCAAAAATAGCTTTTACCTTTTCTCCGAATTGTTCATTCATAGAAAACCCTCCTTAAATATCATCCTGATTGCGATGCAGACTGTGTTCAGCGTCGAAACCATCCGGATACCTGGCTTTCAGTTTGTCCATATTCATCTGCATGATGGTTTCAAGGTCATACCCAATGGCGTTTGCACTTACAGCGAGATACCAAGCCACATCTCCAAGCTCTTTAGCCATATGTGCAGTGTCCAGTTCGTGCCCCTGAAACAGATGCTTTTTCAAAATATCAATTGCTTCGCCGGCTTCTCCGTTCAGACCCATTAAGCCATTGAGCAGAAGCCGGTCAGGCGGTAAATCTTTTGGAGCAGTGCGAAGAGCTGCCTGCTGATAGTCGTTCGGCATCATATTTTTTCCTCCTGTGATTACGATTCACCAGTGCAATAGCCTGGTTTATTTGAATATCAAGCTGACGTTGTTCCATAGCTTCCCGAAGGCGGTCACAAACAGCCTGAATATCCGCTTTTGTCGCTTCTCTGGCAAGCATTGTTTTCTCCTTTACACAAAAAATAAGAGCCAAGGTTTAACCTCAGCTCTTACATAAAATGTTATTTTTTCGATTTGTGGTATTTCCAGGCTTCACAAACCGTTTCCTTGCATTTCGGATAATCAGGGCGTCCGCATTTGTTGCAGATAAGCTCTTCTCGTCCGAGATCCGGAATATCTTCTTCAAATTCTTTGATAACAGTTGTCCATGTGCCGTCTTTTCTTCGAACCGGACAGGACATTCTGGATTTAACTTTCATCCTTGTTACACATCCTTTCGATAACGGTCATGCAATAAGGTCTAAAGAATTTATCAAAGATTGCTACCGGCACAGTAATAATCAACAATATCCAAAATATGTCTCGAATAATTCTCATTTGATGACCTCCTTACAGTATGTTACCACAAATATAACAAAAGTAAAAGGGCTTGTTACGGCCCCTTTACCTTCGAAATCGAGTAACTTACGAAATCATGATCTTGTAGCGTTCGTTCAGCTCTTCGAACACTTCCTGATCTGCTGCAATGCTAATATGAAACTCAATCTTGCCCTTTTCATTCAACACGGTTTGGACAGCAGGTTGAAGTTTTTCAGCAAACAGCATTCTCAAGCAAGTGCCAAGTTGCCGATCATTAACTGCCAGAAAATAATTCATTGTGCGTTACCTCCTTTCATAATAGGGGGTGTATTTTTCGTGCAGTTTCAGAGGATTGCTTCTCCGGAACGATAGGTTTCTGTCCAATTTTGGTGATACTTACACCCAACAGAGATGCCGCTGATGAAGTCATAGTGAATCACTTTCTTTGATGTAATCTTTCCATCGCCCGTATCTCGGGTCACAGTTGCATTTTCGACCGCTTTGAGAATATCAAAATAGTCCTGTTTATGTGCACAGACATCTCGATGAGCACAGCGAGTGCACAAGGTTTCTTTTACTCCACCATCAAACATCCGCCATTTCCTCCTTGCCAGTAATCAGCTCAGAATAAGGCAAACCCTCAATCCAGTCGCAAAGCGTGTGCCATTCGTCGAGCTTGTGATGCCGACGGGATTTATAGATGTTTGCCAGAACCTCATAGTTCAGCATGACTGTCCGCTTCTGGTTGTAGGAACTGGGGAGAAGCTGGATCATCTGCCACCAATCGATCTTGGGGTCATCCAGTACCTTATTATTAAACCAATCTCGATGGACATTCAAGGTATGAATAACCGTTTCGAGCACAGCTACAGAGTCCTCCTGCAAATGCTCGTGGCTGAAGTCCTCCAGTGTAAACTCCTTCGCTGCAATTTTGTGCATCGTGGAGCAGGAGTTAGCAACCGTACCAACTTTGTAGGTGTCGAACTCCTTCCACCAGTACAGCGGGGCAGTGATGTCGAGATAGACGGTAATCATCCGCATGAACTTGCGATGGTCAGTGCCGGCATTGCGGAGGGTGGTCATGAGTGTTAAATCATCGCCCCCGAGAATATATTTTGTGCCAATCTCCACATCGTCAGCGTGGCAATCAGTGTATACACAATCTGCGCAATGAGCTGGACCATGCGTGGCGCAAACACCACTATCGCTCTTCTCCCAAGAGTTCTTAGGGTTCCGCATACCACGAATGGCGTGCTCCCAACCCATGACTTCAGTGTTTTCAATTTTCAGCATTTTCTACCTCCGTAAGCTTCGTCCAAATCATTTCCAGAATTTCCTCTACAATCGAACGAGTATTGTTGTGTAATTTAATATAGGCTTCATGGTCTTTGTACCAGGCAAACATTTCGGAAAGATCCCCTTTAATCCAACTGAATGCCCACCAGTCACAAACCATCTCAATAATATATGGGTACGGCATTTCAATAAGGATAGTTCCTTCTTTAGGCTCATCATTGATTAAAACCCAGTGCTGCCAATGATGGGGGTTTCGATGAATATGCATGAGCCATGCCCGGTTAAATGCTTCAATGACTGCTGGGGTTTGCTCTCCGTAGAAATAGTCATCATAAGGCTTGTACTCATCTGGTGTGTTCTTCGACATGTCATGAAATTCAATATTCCGAGTAGCCTCCACATCTGTTAGCTCTGGAATATAAGCAGCGATCCACTGGTAAGCTTTTTTCACAGCTTGTCTGTGGTTTTCCAGATATTTGTCATACTTTTGTGACATCAGATTCTCCTTTCTTATAGATAACCCGATCGCAAGCAACTTTGTTTATCACGCTGGTTGTGTAGTCGATTGTAGGGACCTCATGCTGCTCGAAATGGATTACTATGGAAAAATCGGTGATTAAATCATTTTCAGGATGTACCATCGTTTCAGCTCGGTTGATAAGTTCTTGACCTGCGTCTTTTATTTGCTGAACAAGAGCATTACGATACCCATTAGCCATTTTTTCGATCTCCTTTCTCAATTTATGAGCCATAGCCACCTGTTCCTCAAGCCCCGGCATATGAGGGCAGGGGTAATCGAGACCACAAAATAGACAAGTAACACCTCTCGTAAGAGTAAAGCATCGATTGCATAAAAACCGACAACTTTCTTTAAGTGAATCGTTTTCATTTTCGAGTTTTGAAAGCTTTTCATGGTATTCAGCCTGAAGGTCTGACAACTGTCTTTTCAGTTGTGCATTCTCTTCAGTAGCATCTGACGAAAGTGCCTTTCTGAACTCCTCAAGATTCATGTTTCTTTTCTCCTTTCAGAAATATCACTCTTGATCGAGCCGTGCTTGTTTAAGGATGCGACCAATTTCGTAAACAGATTTTGCCTGTGCAATTTTTCTCTTGACTTCTTCGCTATAGCAAAGTTCCGTCGCAATATCGATCGCATCCTTTTTCTCGGCATCAAGAATTGTTTTTGCTTTCATAGTTCATCGGTTTGTGGGAATTTGTATTGCTGGGTTCTGCGAGACAGTCATTGCACGGGTCTTTGGACTCTTCAAGACCGTGGTATTTGCAAGATTTGCAATACTGGTCAAAATAGACTTCCTTTTCTTCATTCATCTGCAAAAACTCCTTACAAAATCCACAGGATGCACTTCACAGTTAAAGCAATGACGATGGCAGAAACACAAAGACAAGCTACCAGCGCGATAGCCTGCCCGATTTTATAAGCGACAGTATTCATTCTGTCTGAATTGTTGGTATTGTTATGCATATTCATCCTCCAAACTGAAGTCCGAGATGAGAATATAAATCTTTATAAAGGATCTTCTCCAACTCGTCCTTATACATTGTTACAACTTTGCCGTCTACTACACGGCTTACAGTTTCTCTCAAAATGGGAGCTGCTATATCAGCAGTAACCGGGGCTTTGACATCTGCCATAATCGGTTCTGGTAAATATCCCAATGCTTCCATTTCCTCGTGCTCACAGGTCTCGACAAAAGGGCATTCACGGCATTGCTTCGTCAGTCTTGCCAACGCCATCGTCCGTCACCTTCTTTCTCAGGTATCGCTCAATGTTTTTGCACCGATTTCGATTTGAGCATCGAATGACCGTGTCGGATATGACGATCTCTTCACTCATTCCGTATGCTTTTTGCGGTCGTTGAACATCTGGATCGAAGTCCATGCAAGCAGAGCAATACTCCGCGACATCAATTGTTATCATCTTTTCTCCTTTCTCAGGCAGCTTTGGGTTTATAGCTGCCGACATACTTGGTTTCGTTGAAATTCCGCTTCTCGCTTAACGCTCGACTGATAGCCAAATCAATGCCGGAACGGGTTTTCAAATGGTAGTAATATAAATCTTTGAACGGAGTATTTAAGCGATCGGTTCGCCCAGCTGACTGCTTCATAATTTTGTAGGAGTAATTCTGCGAGTAGAACACAATGGTGTCTGTGCTAATGCAGTTCCAACCTTCGGCTCCAGCAGTATACTGAACCAGATACACCCAGCTGTCGCAAGTCGGAATCGGTTGATGCTTGTGACCGTTCCATTCTGCAATCTCAACATTTTCTCCATAGTAGAGATTTTTCAGAATATCAAGCTCGTAGTCGAAATTGTAGAAGACGATCATTTTAGGATGTTTCTCAAACAGTTCCATTAGAGCGATTTGCCTGGACTCGTCCTCATTTACGATGCGTCGCCATACATAGCAGAGCTCTCCGGCGTTGACAATCGGCTCGTTTTTATATGGGTTCCAGCGAAGACGACTTGTCTCTTTATACTTCGCAACATCATAATTGACATAAATATCCTCATGGTGCGAACAGGTTTCCCGCTTGAAATCCATATCCACAAGAATGCGATTGCGAAGTCGGATGAGTCGTCCTACCCCCAAATATCTGTCTACTTTTGGATACTTTCCGTTTACCCAAGTCATGACAATGTGTTCTTCCTTGAAGGCAGTCCGGTTTTTATAAAAGCCGTTTGCAACAAAGACAGGAATATAATCCTCCCATGTGTCTCCTGGGGTGGCAGATAGTAGAATCCATTCGTTAAATTTGGCAATTTTCAGAAATGCCTTAACCCATGCTCCTGAACCAACAACACGCTGCTCGTCAAATATAAAGAACGCATCCGTAACCGTTACATACTTCCCGATGTTGTTCCAGGAATCAACGATGACCTTATTTTTATAGGTATTGACTTCTGCATGAACGGAGAGAAGGAAGGGCGAAAGCTCACCCTCCCATTCTAAAGTGTCTCTTTTTCTTGCCGTGGTGATGATGTACAGGTCTTTTGGCGTATCTGGCATCCGAATATAATTCTTTGTACCGAGCTTACCGCCATTTTGCTTGTAATAATAGGCTAAAGCTGTTCTGGATTTACCACTACCGACACCGCCACAGAGAATGCAGCCGTTTTTCATTCTCTCAACGGCATCTGTTTGATAGTCTCGAAGTGATATACCTGCCATCAGCGCCCTCCGAAGATCCGACGCAGCACCCAGACATTAGAATAATACATTGGCGTGAACCAGTAGTTCTCTTTATTGTCGTTGTCTGTCATCGGTTCTGTCAGAGAGTTTCCGACCTTTACATATCCTGCTACCCCCAAAAGTGAAAGCTGAATATAACACATAAGCGCCACCGTTTCATCGATATCCTGTGCAACGACGAGAAGATGATTTTGGTAGTTCAAGTTTACTTTTTCCAACTGCTTCCTTGCAGTGTGGATTCCGGCAATCAATGTGGCCCCAGCTCCGCAGCACGGATCGTTAATTGAAATATAACCTTCCTGTTCTACCTTTTTTACCGTGTCGTCCATCGTCATTTCAGCCATTAGCTCACAGACATGATACGGCGTAAAGATCTGTCCATTATGCTCGTTGCCGAGATTGAGAGACATAAAAATGCTGCCCAGAAAATCTTGCTCCGGATTTTTCTCCAAAGCCAAGACCGTCTGAGCAGCCAGTTCAGGAAACAACTCTTGATCCTGCTTATTGTACTTTTTGATGACTTCCAAATATAACGCTTCTCGCTTATCCCGGTGCTCCTTATCAAGAGGATTAGATAGTGAACAAGCGAACATAGTAATGAAGTCACGCCAAACATCCCAAGCCCGATACCGGTTAGTCAACCGTCCGAATGCATCTAAGAAAGCTTTTTCCGGAGACAAAACCTTTTTGCATTTTTTCCCAGCGGGCTTTTTTTGCTTTGGCGTTTCTTCTTTTTCCTCAGGCTCAGTCGTTTGCGGAAGCTCTTCCGCCGGCTGATGAGGAGCAGTCTGAGTAACTGCTTTAGATTTAGTAGCCTTTTTGCGTTTCTTCTTTTTCTGCCACAACATGGCTTTACCTCCTTTCGGTTATTAAAGGGAATAAGGCTGTTTCCTCTTACCGTCATAGACGTGCACACCTAATCGAGACCTTACTGGACATTTAACCAGACATGTACTAAGCTGGCACCTATTCACCTTTAGAAGGGCATCTCCTCAGGACCCTCCGTTTCGGCATACTTTTCAGCGAATTCGTCTTCTTCAATGGTGACATACATCGTCTTAAGGTATGCCTTGACGCCAGTCTTACCATTGACCTCCCAGTTGTAGGGACGGATAGTCAGGTCGACATTGCGGATCTCTGCGAAGTCCAGAGTTCCGATAGACTCCTCATCCAGCTGAGTCTTAGCTCGACGAGTAATCATAATAACCTTCGGGGGAATGTTGTCGAAGCTGACCGCCACCTGAATATAATGGCGAGGAGCCTCGTCCTCATCACGAGGAGCCAGAACACGAACATTCCAGCCATCCTCAATAAGCTTCTGCGCCATATCGGGATCTTCAATGACCACGCAGAAATTGCGAGAGCCAGCACGATTGTACTTGGACTCCTCACCCTTAAAGTTGCGGAAGATAATTCGAGCATTCTCGATGATGATGTTGTCTACTGCTTTGTAAGCCATAAGTAGTTTCTCCTTTCAATTTTTGCGTTTATCGCATGGAAATGGACAAGTCCTGCACTCCTCATTGGGAATACAGGACTCGGTAGAATCAGCCGTGCACAAAACATAAATGAACACAGCAATTAACAGAATTAAAATCATAAGCATTACCTCACATCAAACGGCGTAGTATCGTCCTCATGAGGCTCGCCAGCTCCGAACCACGGTGGTGTGTTATCCGAAACATACGGTTCGTCCGCCGCAAAGCGTTCGAAGTCACCATAAACAGACAGAGACTTGACTGCTTCGTCTACCATGTTGTTGTAATAACCACGGTCAATGTCGCCCTGTTTGTCCAGCTGCTTGACCATCTCGGACTCAAGCCAGCGGAAGCCCTTAGAACCAGTAGCAGCAGCGTAACCCTTTTCACCGGTCTTCTTGTTTTCAGTCTCACGAAGCAGAATGCCACCTCCGCAGCCAGGCTTAATCGGGCAGAACTGCCCAACCTTTCCGATGAAGTGGTAGTCGTGACCCTTGGCGATTTCGTCCGTTAGTTCTTCGACACGCTCACATTCAGTGGGCATCGGCTCAGTCATGCGTTTAGAATCGGTAATCTGTTTCCACAGTTTATCTCTTTCCGCTTCAAGGGCACTTACATCCGGCAAAGCCTCGTTCATGTCAAGATAGAGCGAGGACGTCACAGATTTCGTCTCGCACATATCCTCGAACTCGATGTTCTCCTTGAGCGTCTTGAAAACATAAGGAATCTGGAACTGTGTACCGGTTGCCGTCCACGCATACGGATGCTTCTTGTTCTCCTTGCAAATATCCTTTGCAGAATCGATGTACTTTTTCCCGTACAGGTCACAGCACTTCTCGACTGTAGCATAACGAGCAATATAAACCGCATCGTTCACCAGACACATACGATCATAGGTTGCTTCGTGCTCAAAGTTGTACCCATACAGCTTGCCGTATTCAGTTACAAACTTGATGATCTCAGGCGTTGCGTCTGGAATCTTGATGGAGTCGGTTTTGATGTGCGCTACAGTAAAGCCCTGACTCTGAACAGCGTGCTTGAGATTGACCATGAACAGGGCCCCTCGTTTAGCAACGATGTTATCCTTGTTACGATTATCTCGGAACGGATTTTCAAACCCGGCTGAGGTCAGACCGTACACGGAGTTAATCGCGATTTTCAGAGCCTGTGCCAAGTCAGCCGCAGCATTCTCATCAGTCAGGTATTTAGCCAATGCACCGCCCAGCATTTTCTTGGCTTTATCAAAATCCTTATGCTTGATTGCGATACGAGCCTGAAGAATTTCGTTGAATCGCTTTGTGTATTCCGGTCCGAAGAGTTCTTCCGCTACGATACTGCTTGGATGCATGGATGCAATATCCAACAGAGCAATGTTGCTGTACATGCCGGGTTCAGAATACACATAGCCGCCCTCACCAACTTCTTCGCCTCTGTAGACGGACTTACCGCCCTCGAATGTGTAGCCGGGAAAGATGGGACGATGGTTTTTATCGAACTGTGTGAACTCGTCGTAGTCTTCAAGCCCCATTGTAAACGGAAGATCCGCATTAGGGTCAAAGATCTGACTCTCGTCACCCATAAAACGGTAATTGAACTGATCCTGCGGCTTGCGGTTGTTACCAAATATAATTCTGGTAGTCAGTGAGTTCGTTGACGGACATCCCCGCCACATCTGCCAGAATCTGACGAGCCGTGAAGTCTGCTTTGCGAGCATTAAAGGTTGCTTCTGTCGCAATGACATCATTGTCACAATACTCGGCGACCTTTGTCCAAAGATCCTCCGGTACAGGCTTGTCCCAGGGAAGACCAAGTTCCTGATGGTGAATACCCAGTTCAATCTCGAACTTCTTAAGGGACTGCTTCTTACTGGAAAAGTCATACACATCCGTATAAGACACATTATAGGCTTCGCCAAAGAAGCAATTTGCGCTGCCGTTGATGATCTTTGTCGAGAGATTATAAAGCTGTTCGTTCGTATACCCCATCAACCGGGCGTAGAGAATATGATTATCGTATCTGCGGCAGTTGAAACCAACCAGACGGAATCGCATCAGCTCTTCAATCTCAGTCGGGGTAGGGTTAATCATACGAACCACCGGCTTACCATCGCCCTCGATTTTCCAGTTCACCAAGAACAGGTTCGGAAACACCTCAACATCGTAAAACACGAGCTTGGCGTCATCATTTTTTGCTCCTGCTGACTGGTCTGCGGACTTAAACTGCATCTTGTTGACCAACTTGATACAGTAATCCGCCTGATGTGTGCTGCTCGCTGCAAATGCCAAGACAGCATTCCGCATATCAGTCACATCATAATTGAGTCCGCTTGCGTAAGCATCCTCAAGAATTTTGTAAATGAAGTCGATACTGGGCTTTGTTGCCGGATGGTACTCTTTGTTCAGATTTCGCTTGATTTGCGTTCTAAGCCCTTTCTCGCTCTTCACTCCTTCAAAATTTATCACTTGCTTTTCTCCTTTCAGTGGTAAACCCGAGTTGATCGTTGCGATAGGCAAGTCATTACACTTTGTCAGCTTTCTTCGCAGCGAGCTCTTACCGGTGAAGACTTTCACTTCAATATGATCGTCATACACTCGGCTGAGTTTGCTTACATCACCGGCATAAATATAATGAAGGTGGATGCCCTGACCGCTTTTGCTGAGTTCAGCATAGGTCGGCGGCCATTTACTCGCTTCTTTGAGATTCAGTTCATACGACTTATTGCCGTCATTATCCTGAATATCAAAGTCGATAACAATGTGGTTCTCCGGGATTTTCACATAATGTAATCTGGATGTGGACAGATCGCTCAACTTAGTAGAAACTTCATCCCATTTGGAAGTCGGTGTCTCTTTAGCCGAAGCATACTGAGCAGGACAATCTGCGCATTCTCTATCGAAGACCGATTTCTGTTTTAAGAATTCGATCAGTTTATGCTCAGGCTCGTCTTGCTCGGTAAGTGTCTTATCCTCGAATTTCTCGGTTCGAAAGCCAATGTAATAGCTTCGCACACGAGTTCCGTCATCGAGATTGAATCTCTCCTTATAATCCCGGAAGTAGTTTTTCAGTTCCTCCTTAAATATCCTCTGAGAGAATGGGAAGGTGACTTTTGCCTCATCGCAATAGGTTTTATACATCTCCCACGAGGCTTTGAGAGTTGTCCCGTCTTCTTTCTTGAAGACATGGTAAGAATCAATAATGAAGTTATAGAAATCATTAGATGCACCGAGCATCGTCACGGGAATATAATCATCGTATCTGCCCGGATTCTCCAGATAGACTTCCTGACAATGATAAGCAATCGCACCGAGCTCAAATTCGATCTGCTTTGTCACCGCCTTGTATTCCTTGGGACTCAATTTATTTCCGGAAGGGGACACATCGATCAATCGTCTGATGAGACCTGACTTTGCGTCCGTAATCTTGACCGGTTTATTGGTGCCCATAAACAGGAAGCACTTGAAGCGGTTTGCATAGGTCGATTTGAACTTTTCGTTTACTGTCATCAGTTCGTGAGAAACCAAACTGTTCAGTCGGGTGTTATCCTCAATACGAGACAGATCACCATCATGCTGAATCGCCACAAGTGGGTTTGTCTTAAATGCCTCCAGCGCAAAGGAGTTACTGGATGAACCCAGTGCCTTAGCATCAAAGACCGAGTAATATCCTTCAAAGAGTTGCTGAACAATGTTCAGAACCGTAGACTTACCCGTACCTGCTGCACCGTACAGAACCATGAATTTCTGCAATTTTTTCGACTCTCCACAGACAATAGAACCAATAGCCCATTCAATTTTCGTTCGCTCTTCTTCAGAGTAAATTGTGGACATCAGCTTATTCCATGCATCCGTGGTCCCTTCCTCAAGGGGGTAGTTCAGCCGCTTACTTGCATAGTCTTTTTTGTTCGTCGGAGTATTGGAGAATATAAGTTTCTCATCAAGCATGTGGAAAGAGTCTCGCATCTGCTTTTGACAGTATTTGTGCCACGAATCGATCATTCCGGATTCGGAATCCCACATGTGCAGAACTTTAATACTTGAATCAAAGTTTTTGCGGTTTTCCTCTGCATACTTGTCAAGTTCCCGGTCAATAAGCTGGAGCGCATCTTGCTCATCCGTAGACCATAAACCTCGGTCTTCTAACCAAATGGCATAGAAGTCACCGCCTCTAATCATCAGGTCGGAGCTTTTCTTAATGATAAACTTCGGATAGATTTCTATTACACCACGCTTCGTACTACGGGTCGAAATCATTAAAAAGTCGATCATCGAAGTTCTTTAGTCTCCTTCCGTTTTTCTAAGCTCCTTGATTTCGTTTTTAAGGTTCCCGATCTCGTCACGCATACTGCGAATCTCCAAGTCCTGGATAAGCATGTGCACAGTCATAACCGTGGCGACCATGACGGTGCTGCGATTGAAAGACCTCTGTTTTCTAAGCGTCTTAGCAAACACACGCATCGCAGTTTCGGAGCAGCGAAGACTTCCGAAAATATAACGAATCATTTCATCCATGTTTCTTTTCTCCTTTCCTGTCGGCAAGAAATTGATCGATCGTTTCAAACTTCCAAGCCTTCGGCTCTCTCAACGAAAATATAAATTCCTGTCCGTTGGTTTTGCGAATTCGAATGCTGTTTTTACCATTTGGGAAGTATTCTTTTACCTCCTTCGCCTGGTCGGGTAAGCATGTCTGAAAAAACCCGTATACTTGCGTATGAATCATGGTAATTCTCCTTCATAGGATGCTGTCCAAATACCAATTCATCTGCCACCAAATTTCAACAGTTCTCATGTCATACTTGCAGCGTTCGACGGTAAACAAACCGCCTTCGCCGTTTCGCTTGTATTTGCGGTTCATAAATCGAGATATTACGTCGTCCGTATACGCCGCATCAAATCGAGAATCATTCATCGACCCTAAACCCAGACTAACAATCATGTTCCAGAACCACTGTCCCATGCGGTTACCGATATCCGGGTCGGTCATAATATGTTCTTCGCAACGAAACGCTAAGGCAATAAGCATCTCCAATACACTGCAAGGGCGGTTATCCAGATAACTGGCAATCATAAGACCCTCGTATTCTTTTTCATAACCAAAACGATACCGGAGGTCTATCCCATCTTCTGCTCGATTTCCGTCCATCGGCAGCATATATTGAAAATCAATATTATGCAGATGACGAAGAAGCTTCTGATAAGACAGCCTCCGGCTATATCGTTCGTTACATACGAGCTGACACATCCACTCAAAATATTCATTGTTCAGCTCAATTTCAGTCATTCGATCCTCCTATTAGTAGTTGGAGCCTTCAGCCACATCGGAGAAAGAGCGATTGTCTCTGAGAATTTCATAATCGCATCTCAGACGGTCGTTACGAATAAAGACCGAATCGTCCTCATACTCTCCGAAATGTTCAGCAAAGTCCTCGCCAACAGTGTCCTCAATATCCTCGACGACTTCATCTTCATCGTCGGCAAGGACTCCGTCACCAGCATAATAGACCAGACTGATCTGCGTGTAATTGTCATTCTCACCATAATTGTCCGGAGAGATGACATAAGGTTCATTGGGCATAGGATCATCCTTTTTTTCTTCAGTATTTTTCTTGCTGTGCTCCGTGTAATTGGTATAACCCTCTTCCTGAAGCTTGGCAGCATAATTCACCAGGTCGGGTTTCAGCTTGGCAATATCTGCCTTATGCTGATTTTCCTCCTGCTTTTCATTGCTCTTTTTATTCTTGGCAATATTAGTGTTTACGGGCTTTCTTTCGGCAAATGTCGCTTTCACAGAATCGATCTCTTCCTGCGCAATCTGCTCGTAATACCGTCTAAGACAAAGCCATGTTGCTGCGGCGCCTACCGTGGCTCCAGCCAGAAACATAGCGAAACCGGTTTTACTCATCTTCGTATTCCTCCTCGTCAGTTTGAATTGTAACAACAGTAATGGCGAGACCTCCGAACAGCAATGCTGCACTCAGAAGAATCCCGCCAGTAATGTGTCTTTTCCGCCGACTGTCCAACATGGCATCGACGGTTGAGATGAAGTCATCCAGAATATCCATTATTTACTCCTTTCCACCGGAGAGAACAGCAATGCCTCCTACGAGGCAAAGCCCTGCCATAGTGGAAAGAATGTACGAAAATAAAGCTTTCATTTTATGTTCTCCTTTCAGTCATAACTCGAAAAGTAGTGACAACACTCCTGAAACAAAGGCTCACCATACTTGCTGTATCCTCCGGCCATGAAGAACACACAATCGTAATTTGTCCGTTCCAAAAGTTCTTCTTTTACCAACTCAACAATCTCAGGCATGACATAACAACGGTCAATCCTGCTGTTCCACATCACGCTGAACTGATTGGGTTGATAAATAACATCGTACACAGTGTCCGGGAAAGATGGATGGTCAATACGGTTAAGAATTGTATCAATGACCAAGCGTTTTCCCAGTTCTGTTTCTCCTTCAGCTTCACCCATGGTTACGAGTGCTATGAGGTCGATTTCTTCTTGTGTAAGAGGATAGTCCGGCTCATTCTTCACCTCAGGTGTTAAGTTAGGAGACTCCATCAGAAGATCCGCCATAATCACCGGCTCTGCCTCCGCAAGAACTGGATAAGATTGCTTAATCTCCGATGTTTCTTTATCTGTAGAGCGAACCACACCGCATACTGCAAAACCAACAAAGAATATCATGCAGAGAACGGCGGCTATCGCTCGTGGTTTAATGTGCATTGTTAAAACTCCTTTATATTAAAAATATCACCCCCAGTCCAAGTCTGAAGGTAATTGATTACATCTTTTCCCAGATATTGCCCTCAACATTGAAGTCGAGCAGAAGCGTCGGCTCATGACGACCATCCTCGGTCTCACGCTCCACCTCAACGATGCGGAAATTAACATAGCCGTCCGGACCATCCTTTGTCCAACCGACAATCTGACCAGCAGGGGTACGAGGAAGATCCAGATCGTCCAGAACCTCATTCAGGAAGAGATGACCACGGGTCTGAAGCTTGTCGTTTGCAAATGCCTGCTGTGCCTTGAGGAACATACGGTTGTAATCGGGATTGGTTTCGTAGTTGCGGCTCTTGCTGTCGAAATATACAGCATAATCGCTCTGGAGATTAGGGTCAGCGACCATCACGGTCTTCTTGACCTTCTTCTCCTTACCGGTCTCGGGGTCAACTTCGATTTCCTCGAATTTCTTCGCCTTGATGCCATATTTCAGTTCAGTATCGACCTGCTCGCCGAAACGCTCGATAACTCGACCACGATACTCCTTGAAGCTCTTATCGATTGCGGCATAAGCAGCACCAAGAGCCACATTGCGTTTACGCAGAATGTTGTTAGATGCCAGAATACTGGTGATGGACAGAGTGCCAAGAATGATGGCAGGGCCATAAAGCTTTGCGAGCTTCATTCCGGTCTGAGCATAGACAACAACCGTGTCCTTCTTGCCGTCCTCGGTCGTATATTCCTGGCCATTGATTGCACCGGTCTCCATTCCATCATGGATGGTATCGAGAGTACCCTTAGTTTCATCGAGAATCTCTGCTACCTTAGTGGTGGCCTTGCAAGCGAGAACGGCACTTACGACCGTACCGGCAATACCAGCCACAACGAGAATCTCGGGGCTGTGCTTCTTGAGCTTCATAACGGCCTTGGAAGTCACGCCGTTCACGCTCTTCATAATTTCAGTTTTATTTTTCATGGTTTGTTATTCTCCCTTTCAGTTTTTAGAGTTGATTTCAGCACCACAGGCAGCGTATCCAGCCAAATCGACATAGCTGTCGTCCGTAGCCGCTCCTGTCCTGATTCGTGCAATCTTAAGAAGTGCCATCATCATGGCAACATCGTTTGCAGTAAATTCAACGCCCTTATAGACGCTCCAAAAACCTGCAATAGCGGTGAAGTTATCTTCAGGTGAGCCGTATTCGTTCTCTCTCTGACCGCATACACATGCCTTTGCCTTGTCGAGTGTTTCAGATCTGTTCATCGTCGGTGTCCTCCTCATCGGTAGAAATAAACGGAATATATTTACGCTTTCGTTCTTTGGCAATTACCTGGCAACCACACATTGGGCAGTCAAAGGCATCATACAGTCCCTCCTCAGTAGTAGAACTGAAGGCAACTGCCAGTCCGGTCTTTCCGTTATCACGAGCGAGATAATGTCTCTCGATGATGGCATTGAATTTTGTGCCACAAACTTTGCATTCAAGCATTATTTTTCTCCTTTCAATTCAGCGGGATAGCACGAGGCAGTTTCAGAATATAACCGTCTCGAACTCGTACCGCAGTTGCTCCGCCAATGTTTGTCCAGCCATAGCGGTTCATAGTGAAGTTATCGTTGGGAACACGAGCGAGATCATAGAAATCAGACACGCTCACCGTTCCATACTGACTGATGATATCATTCATCGCATCAAGAACCGCTTCTGCGTCTCCACGGGTGTCAAAGAGAATATCATCATAGTCAGGTGTATTGCGTCTATTGCCAACAGAGCCGGCACGCACTCTATCTCCGCCTTGATCGTAATAGTTCCGATAAGACACCTTAGATGCCGTTCCGTTTTTCTTGCTGCGACCTGCCTCGCCATACAGGATCATATCGATACCGGTGGTGACAATGTCGGAAATCGCTTTTTTGACAGCAGGTACAATAACCTCCATCAAAATATAAGATTTGACATTGTTGGCGTCCTCGGCGATAAAGACATCTGCAAATTTTTGCATCTCGCCTTTCTTTCGAGTTTTTGCAGCCCCGGTAATAACCGCCTCAACTTTCTTTTCTGACTGCTGCTCCTGACGAGCTTTATCAGAATTGGATTTGTAATCTTCCACTGGGTGATCTCCTTTCTTATGCCGGAATCAGCTTACCGGGCAGAGTGATTTTTGTGTTCGGCATCAAGCCGTTTTCTTTTTTATATCGATAGGCGAGATTGCTTTTTGCTTTCGCCTCTGTCGGAGCAACAGTAGTTGCTTTCCAACGATGTTGAACGCAATCATCAAATCGCATAACCGGACCGTCGTATTGATACTGCTGCATAATTTTTCCTCCTTTCGAGAGATAAAGAAAAAAGGGAAAGCACCTTGTTACAGGTACTCTCCCTTATCCGAACTTCTCAAATTCGCATTTTCAGTTGTCTTCGCTGACAACATCAGATTCTTCCAAGATAACCGTCTTCTCCTCAGCAGCCATCTTCTTCTGCTCGATCTGGGCTTTGATATTCGCGATCACCGGCTTTGCCACATACTTGTAGACGACCACGCCTACAACTACGCTCAAGCCGATACCCGCAGCAATCTTTACGCCCTTGCTCAAACCAGCGTTCTCGATAACCTCTTCGGTAGCTTCAACGATCTCGTTGTTCATAATCTCATTGTTGTTCATTGTGAAATCTCCTTTCAAATGTGTAAAATTGTGGAATGTTCTTCCATTAAATAAGTTGTAAATTTCGCGCGGCAAGTTTACTGATAGTCGTAAACAGGCGCTACCTGATAGTCAATCACCAGGCAGGGGGTACCATTTGCATCAAGCTGAGACGAGAATGCAAGGTCAATGTAGCCCTTATCAATATTCCAACCGAGCATATCGCCCATTTTGGTTCCATCCAGACCAAGTTCATAGTAGAAATCGTTCAGCGTGACATACATTTCGTCACGCATCTGACGATTCAATTCGTTCATGACTCTGGTGATTTTGTCTCTGTCAGACTTGAAATATCGTCCGGATAAGACATCGTAACAAATCGTGTTGCCACCATTTTCGGTGAGGATGACCTCTCGAACAGGATTCTTTACCATCTTGTCTTTTGATACGGAGTCTCGAATAGACTGTTCCTTTTTCTCACCAATTGTCTCAACGACTTTTTCCTGATACTCCTTCAAAGTAGACTCTGAAAGGGTATACGCCGTTGCCAGAGCAGCATTCCGACGAAGATTAGTCGAGCTTGCTCCAATCAGGCAGAAGACAGAGATGGAGCCTACAACAGCTGCCGGAATATAACAAGGCCAAGCTGTCTTGATGATGTCTTTCGGCTCAAGTCTATCCGTATCCAGCTCATCTTTTTTCTCTTCAAGCAGAATCAGAGCTTTTGGGGTTGCTTTTACCGCCATAACAGTGGTGGGAATCATGCCGGCAATTCCGATACCGGTGAGAATTTCAGGACTATGTTTTTTCATTGCCGTCCGTACACTCTTGGCAATGCTTGCTAAACTTTGTTTAGGCATGATTTTCTCCTTTCGGTTAAACAAATAGTAAACTTAGTTCTTCGGCTGTTTCGACTGCACTCTGAAATATAAAGCTACGCTGCTCGTCCTCGCCGTAACAAGCATACATAGCCATCTCGAACATGAAGTTTTCGATGACGGTGATTGGATCGTCGAAAGGCTTGTCCATGATTCGATCACAGATTTCATATGCAGCCCATTGCTGATACGACCTTTTTCTGAATTCATACTTTGGCCATGTGAACGATGGACTGAACAGGTGCTCGTCAACATATCGTTGAATAATCGAAACAGCCGTGCTTGCATCGCACATATCGTTCGAATAAAGAAGAAGAGCCCTTGTTAGGACTCCTCGTCTTCTTCATCGTTAAGTGCGGCAAGCTTCTCATTGATGCGTTCATCAATTTTTTCTTCCATCTTCTTCTCGTTCACCCAGTCAGTGAGGAGCGTAGCCCCCATACCTACTGCGGTAGCGACAAGACCCAGGATTTTAACTAATTTTGCATTATTCATAAAGCGAAACCTCCTTTTCGTTTTCATAAAGTGAAATGTATTTTTTGCGAACTTACAGATCTTCCATCCACTCGGCTGTCGGCTCAAAAACCATGTCAATGACATAGATCTCCATGCCGTCATCCAAAGTGAGTCGGTGATGATTAAAGTCGATCCAATAAATATCACCATTACAGTTTGACCATCCAACAGCGTCTCCGAGTTCCGTCTTTTCAAGTCCAAGAAACTCATAAAAGTCATTAAGTGGGATGACCCCTGCGAACATGAAATTGCGGTTCAGATGGTACTCAGCCTGAATGACCTTTTCGATGGTTGACTCAAAATATCTTTGTGAAAAGCTATCGTAAAAAGTGCGGGAGACTTCTGGTTCCATGCCTTCACCAAAATCGAGGGAAGAATCGTACCAACCTCCATTCGCAGATATGCTGATGTCCTTGCACTTTTCTTTGGCGATAGAATCTATGATGGCATTATGAGCTTCTTCGCCATAGAGTTCTTTCAGCTTATCTTTATACTCCTTATAAGAACTTTGGACGAGCGCATACGCACTTGTTAGTGCTGCCTGTTGGCGTCGGTTTAGGGCATTGGCACCCATAATGCAAGCGATAGTAGAAGCTCCAAATGCTACTGCCGGAATATAACATTTCCATGCAGCGATGAACGCCTCTTTCTTGGTGTACGCATATGGATCGCCATCATGCTTTTTGCGACTGTCTGCATAAACTAACGCTACTGCTCGTGGGGTCGCTTTGGCTGCGGCGATTGCAGTAACCACAACGCCGGCTGATGCTACAAAAGACAAAGCAACAGGCGAGTATTTCCTGATGCAAAGCCCCGACTTATGCAGCAACTTTTGAATTGCTTGGTTTTTGCTCATGTCTTTTCTCCTTTCATGTTTTTGTTATTCCATAGCCCTTAGAAGGTCTAAAATGTTCGCTGCCATTTCACTGGCAGATCGAAACATAAGACTTGTGTTTGGATTCACCCTCGCATACTTAGCTGTCTTCATCATGAATTCGTGCGTGAGCTTACAGAATTCATCAATAGACCCTTCTCTTCGGGGGTAAATCCGTTCGGCGATAAAATCTCTGAGCTCGTCGACAGCCCATTGTGAGTAACTCGCTTTTTTATAATCTTCAGTCCATTTACCAAACAAAGGCGGCAGCCAAGCGTCCATGCGGTACATGTCATACAAGATTAAATCAAGCTGATCGATGCTCATGTCTTTTCTCCTTTCATGCGAAAATAAAAAGCAAGAGAGACTGTATCGGATTCGAACCGACGACCTCCACGGAAATGTGGTGCTCTACCAACTGAGCTAACCCGTCTCTCATAATAAGACTTGTAAATTTCGCGCGGCAAAAGAAAAGAGCCGTTGTTAGCAGCTCCTTTCAGATTTTACAAACCAATACTTTTCAGGATTTTAGTAAGTTCATCTTTCTCAAGATCGGCATCTATATCCAGATGAACATGCGTCTTTCCGTCAACGACTGTAGCTTTTACCTCATTCAAATTCAGTTTTACATCATAACCAAATTTCTTTCGGATTGCCAAACTCGCCAATTTCGAGATAATGCTCGTAGTGAATTTAGAACCAATTTTCATTTCGTCCATGCTCCTTTTACTCCTTTCGAATAGCATCGTTTTCCACAATAGGGGTTGTAATTTTGGCGAAAAGAAAAGAGCCGTTGTTAGCGGCTCAATCCTCAATAAATCCAGTTTTCTTTTGCAAAGAACAACGGTATTGCGATAAACGCAAAGAATACTAATGCTGTTGCATCTTTGTCGATAAGTACCGGCAAGTACCCACAAATAAGTAATACTACAGCATATAGCTTGTTCTTTAGTGTTTTCATAATCCATGTCTCCCTTCAAAATTCAATGGTTTTTCATAAAGGGAGATGCGTTTTTTGCGCTTAGATATCCCGTCTATCGAATACGGTTTCCCATCGTTCTTTCTGAATTGGTTTCATTTTTAATGCCCACATAATTTGGCGAACCGTTACAGTAGGGTATAGTCCGTCCGTACAAGCCCCAGCCCTCATTTCAAAGTATTCTCGAAAATCAGGGTGCAAATATAAAGCGTCAGTAATCCAAGGGTCAACTTCGCTCCACCATGTACTTTTCGTCTCGGAGTCAAATCGTTGCTGAATTACTGCTAAACCTCTTTTCTCAATTCTGTAGAGAGTGCAGCTATTGTAAACCGGATGCTCGCAAATATAACGCTTGCCATACAAGGACAAGTAAATTTCCGGTTTGTCAAAGTGGTATCGCATATCCATCACCTATAAAAAGAAAAGAGAAAGAGCCCTCGTCAGGACTCCTTCCCCTTTGCTAATAGTCTTAATTAGTCGTCGCAGATTTGATCTCTGGTCGGATATAGAGCATCATATTCTTCATCGTTCTCCATACCATAATGCTCTAAATCGACGGAGTGACCGCAAGCAGGACATACTAAAGTATCTTCCCACTCGTCTTCAAATTCCATAAGTCCTCCGCATTCACTGCAAATATACCGTCCAGTAAGTAAACCGTCTCTCTGCGCGTCGTTAAAAAAGCTCATTGCAAATTACCTCCTTGATATTGTGTGGCACTATTAAGTATAGCGGCCATCAGTATTTTATCAAGAGATAAAAAGCACTTTTATATCTCTCACAATAGCCCTTGTAAATTTCGAGCAGGAGAAAAACGAAGAGAACATGTTGTATACACGAACTCTCCGCTTTTGGAACCGGTTTATTTCTTAGTCGGTCTGAATCGACTGAATAAACCTCTGAATGTCTGGGAGGTGAAAGTTCCGTCCTGTTCGAACTTGAAACCTCGTCTCATCCAAACGCCGTAGAACATCAACGGCAGCACCAGCTCAGCGGCAGCCATACCAAATCTGAAGTATCGATCTTTGACAGACTCTGCCATTTGAGCCGTCTTGGACTCCTGATCAATTTCACGATTCTCGATCTTGTCCAGACGCTCATAGGTATTTTTATCCTCTTCGAGCTTCAGTTTGTACAGCTTCGTCAAGCTATCCACTGCCGTGGTATGCTCCTGGCTTCCAGATTCGAGAGATCCCAAGCGCTTAATTTCGGCTTTGATCTCCTCTTCCAACAAACTTCTGTTTTCTTCACCCATATTCGTTTCTCCTTTCGTTTTAATAGGGTTCCATAAAAGGAAGTGTTATTTGTGCGGAATAAAGTCTTCACGCTTCACTTCCAATAGGATAGTTCTTTGAGCTATAATTTCATTAACGCTCTTTTTCAGTTCCAGAAAAAGGTAGGGTCCGTCCGAATCAGACTTGTCAATACGCAGAAAACCAACTGGATGTTTTCGGCGAATGATAGATGAGACGACAAACCCAATCATAATTCCGACAACTACATAGACAACTTCCACGGTGATCTCCTTTCAAATTGTTTTTCAAAAATTTCAACCCGGGGATTTTTCCAGATACTAATTTAACACAGATACCCGTCACCTCCGTCCGGTTTTAATCTAAGTTAGAAAAAGAAAGAGCCAATGCTATAGTGCATCAGCTCTCACTTCTCCATAAAGGACACTGTTATTCTTGCGAACCCTCGTAGACGATCTTCTTCCGTAAGTCAGACCAAGTTATATATCGGTCTTTACGGCATACGGGACAATAAAACTTGCTTACTTTCCCTCCGATGTCCGTAAGTTCGCTGCTATCGGCCTCAAGTCTACTCTGGCAATTCGGGCAGTTGAAGCGATAGACTTTTTTCACTGCAATATCTACAATCTTCATTACCGTCTCTCCTTACTAAGCAGCCAGAAAAACCGTCTGTACAGGTCGTAATAAACATCCTTACAACATGGGATACCGGTTCTGGCTTTCAGATGGTCGTATGAAATACCCTCCGTTATAGCTTCCAAAATATAACACGAGAGCTCTTCGTCCGTTTCTTTTGCAACCCGTTCCACCATTTTCATACGATCGGCATAGTACAGCCTCTCATCAATGTGCTTGGTAACGGGATCACTAATAACATTTGTTTTACAGGGCGGAACTAACTGTGGCCATGAACCCGGATAGTCTATCAACGAATTGTACGCATGACGCCACAACGGGTACTGTAAGCAGAAATGCTTCAATTCGTAATAGCGGTGTTTCTCGATCCAGTAACGATTAGTCTCGGAAAGTTCTGGTCGTATCAATGTACTCATGCGCGTTCACCCCTCCATATATAGCCGGTCTCCTGCCAGAGGAGCTTAGGCGAAATATAAAAGTTGATGCGTCCGTACTTAGAGTTCATTTCCTCTAAATTCGTAACGAGCTTCCCATTCCGAGTAGCTTTTCCGATCGGTAGCCACCCAGATACGATGCCGGCTCGAATCCAGGATGCGTCTTTCCCGTAGACTCGTGCTGCAACTGCCACCGGGACAGACCCCGATGCAAATATAATTTCTTCCATTGGCGTTTGCCTCCTTTCAATCGCTATTTTAGGTTAGGAACGGCTGTTAGTAAAAACAACCTCGGTGGAAACAAACGCCAGCGAATCATAGTCATTTCACAAGGATAATCTTCAAACCCCAAAGTTTCACAAGTAATAAGACCTTCGAGCACGCCGATAATAATGTCTGATTCATACTGTTTATACGGAAATATAAAGTCAGGAAGCTCTCGATGAACTGCATGGCATTTACAGCACCGAAGTCTTCTAATAGCTACCCATTTTTTGTTTCCGAATTTCGTCCGTACCAATCTTTGAACATGATCGTAGTATTTAAGCTGCCCTCCACATTTGGGGCAAATTGATTGGTTATCACTAATCATATCTCATTTCTCCCTAAACTAATAAGAAAAGTTGGAATGTAGGAGTTGACATTCCTACACTTATGATATATGATTACTAATAGCAAATCAATGGGGAAGGTGATAATAATGCTGATAAAATGTCCTGAATGCGAATTACAAGTAAGCGACAAAGCAGTTTCTTGTCCTCACTGTGGGTTTCCATTGCAGCCAAATATAAAGCCAAGAAAACCTCGAAATAAGAACAACAAACGTCGTAGATTGCCAAACGGTTTCGGGCAGATTAGTGAGATCAAAAATCGGAATCTCCGCAATCCATTTCGAGCTATGATAAGTGTTGGAAAGGATTCGAACGGACGACCTATCTGCAAGCCTCTTAAACCGGAGTCCTATTTTCCAACATACAACGACGCATACGCTGCTCTCGTCGAGTACAATAAGAACCCTTACGACCTTGAACCGTCTATCACTATGAAAGAGCTTTACGAGAAATGGCTTGCCGAATACGAGAAGACAGTTAAAAGCATTCGTTCGGTAGCTTCAGCATGGGGGTATTGCTCGGCCGTGTACGATATGCGGGTCAAAGATGTCCGCGCTCGTCATGTAAAAGGTTGTATGGACGAAGGCATATCGAAGGTTCGAGGCGAAGAGAAGACACCAAGTGCATCCATGAAGAACCAGATCAAGTCTTTGTTTAACTTGATGTTGGATTATGCCTTGGAGTACGAGCTTGTTGACCGAAACTATTCGCGAACTTTTAACCTCAGTGAGGAAACAATCAAAGAAATCGTCACAGTTAAGAATGAGCATATTCCTTTTACGGACGAAGAGATGGACTTGCTTTGGAAACACGCTGATGATAAAATGCTTGTAGATGTCCTGCTCATTCAGTGCTATTCTGGTTGGCGACCCCAGGAACTTGGTTTGCTGGAATTAAAGAATGTGGATTTGGAAAACTGGACTTTCCGAGGCGGTATCAAAACAGATGCCGGTACAGATCGTGTGGTTCCAATTCATTCAAAGATTCGTCATTTGGTCGAACGAAAATACAAAGAGGCTCAGGAACTTGGAAGTCTGTATCTGCTCAACTATGTTAATCCGAATGCTCATAGCAAAAACACTGCACTTACTTATGCTCGATACCAAAAAGGCTTTGGTATGATTCGAGACGAATTGAATTTGAACCCTGAGCATAGACCGCATGATGGTCGTAAACATTTTGTGACGATGGCAAAGAAGTACGGCGTTGACGAGTACGCAATCAAATATATGGTCGGTCACAAGATTTCTGACATCACTGAAAAGGTTTACACCCAAAGAGAATTTGAGTGGTTGAAAGATGAAATCGAAAAAATAAAATAGCTTGTAAAAACAAAGAAAAGCCTCCCCGAAGTGGGAGCACCAACAAAGGCACTCAGCACAACGAGGAGGCTGACTTTGTATAGGAATATAGATGTATGAGTAGTGTAGAAATAATGCACGAGTTACCTACATTTCTCGGCATTTATCCACTTCTAACTACTCTGAAAACAGCGTAATTGCAGGGATTTAGAAGTGATTAGACTGTGATAAGTTTCTATCATATTTTACAATATAATGTCCTTTTCGTCAATCCTTTACAACTTGCTCTTCCCCTGCATTTCGCACCGTCTCAGCACCTTTTCGCGCCAGTCTGTTGTTTTTCTGCCGCCCTCCTACTTTCAGCGCAGATATGCATGTTCTAGGAGCTCCACCTTTGCTTGACGGGGACACATACGGTTTTGACGGGCATGAATGCCGCGTATGTCCTTGTAAAACAAGGGAAAGTTCTGCTCTCCTTTCTCCTACCAGCTTGTGCAGAGTACAGGCCGCCTTTCTTTCCCCTGCTTAAACTTTGCAAAAGGAGCCGGACAGCACCTTCTCGGTCCTATCCGGCTCCTTTGGCTTATTTCAGTCGGCCCTCCCCGCCCATCAG